TGAGGACCTGTTGGACCTGTTGGACCTGTTCCCCCGGTCGTACCTTGAGGACCTGTTGGACCTGTTCCTCCAGTGTTACCTGTTATACCTTGACGTCCTTGTATACCTTGAGCACCTGTAGTTCCTTGAGTACCAGTAGTGCCTTGAGGACCTGTTGGACCTGTTCCACCTGTTGTTCCTTGTGGTCCAGTAGCTCCTACAGGACCTATAATACCTTGAATACCTTGAGCACCAATAGCTCCTTGAGGACCTATAGGACCTAAAGTACCTTGAGGACCTGTTGGACCTGTTCCGCCTGTGTTACCTGTTATACCTTGTCTACCTTGTATACCTTGAGCACCTGTTGTACCTTGTGGACCAGTTGGACCAGTTGGACCTGTTGGACCAGTTGGGCCTGTTCCGCCTGTGTTACCTGTTATACCTTGTATACCTTGTGCGCCTGTAGTACCTTGTGAACCTGTAGGACCTGTAGGACCATCTGGTCCTATTGGGCCTGTATTACCTGTTATACCTTGTCTACCTTGTATACCTTGAGCACCTATAGTTCCTTGAGTACCAGTAGTGCCTTGAGGACCTGTTGGACCTGTTCCCCCGGTTGTACCTTGAGGACCTGTTGGACCTGTTCCTCCAGTGTTACCTGTTATACCTTGACGTCCTTGGATACCTTGAGCACCTATAGTTCCTTGAGTACCAGTAGTGCCTTGAGGACCTGTTGGACCTGTTCCCCCGGTTGTTCCTTGTGGACCTGTTGCTCCTACAGGACCTATAACACCTTGAATACCTTGAGCACCTATTGCTCCTTGTGGACCTACAGGACCTAAAGTACCTTGTGTACCTGTTGTACCTTGTGGGCCTGTTGGACCAGTAGGACCTGTGTTACCTGTTATACCTTGTATACCTTGCGCGCCTGTAGTACCTTGTGAACCTGTAGCACCTGTTGTACCTTGTGGGCCTGTTGGACCAGTAGGACCTGTGTTACCTGTTATACCTTGTATACCTTGCGCGCCTGTAGTACCTTGAGTACCAGTAGTGCCTTGAGTACCAGTAGTGCCTTGAGTTCCGGTTGCTCCTTGAGTACCTGTAGTACCTTGGGTACCTGTAGTACCTTGTGGACCTGTTACACCTTGACGTCCTTGAATACCTTGAGTACCTGTTGTTCCTTGTGTACCTGTTGTACCTTGAGGACCAGTAGTACCTTGAGTACCTGTAGTGCCTTGAGTACCTTGAATACTCACAGGAGCACTACCATTTACAGAAATATCAATACCTGTAGCTACAGCTCCTGATTTTTTCATTGTCAGGATAACTGATTGAGTTCCATCTTGAAAATCTACAGTTCCTGATGCTGGTATTATTTGGACGTTTTTAGCCATTTATAATAAATATTATTCTTTAATGTATTCAATTGTTAATTTGTCTACATCTTTTCTTTCTCCATATATTACATAGTAACAATCAATTGTTCCTTCTTCAATTCCTACTACCACTTTTTCTGGGTTTGCAGATATTACATATAGGTTTTGATGTTTACCAATTGGTGTTAAAGTTACTGTTATAGAATCTTCATGTACTAAGTCAACCCAATAATATGGTAATTCAATTATATTGTTATTAGTTAATCTACCTCTAACATATACACCAATTTCTGGACCTTCAAGTACTGAGTATCTTAATCTATGAGGTTCGCCTTTAGATGGATGAGTAATATCAAAGTTTTTAATATTGGCATTAATAACATCAACATTGACTGAAGATCCTGGGGTTGTACCGTTTACAGCTCCTCCTCCGATGTTAATACTTCCTCCAGTTGTATTTACATTTCCTCCGTTGGTTTCTAAATTTCCTCCTCCAATTAAGTTTATATCAGTTCCAGTTCCTACATTTAAAGATCCAGTTACATCAAATGATGTTCCTGTAAATCTTGCTACTTCAACACTATTGTATGCAATTAGTAATGGATGTGTACTTACAGTACCTAATACACCTCGAGTTAACTGACCTTCTAAATATAAGGCAGCTCCTCCTGCTCTTTCATATACTCCTAAAGCAGCAGTACTACTTGATACATGGAGTTGATACAGTGGACTATCTGTACCGATTCCGACTGTGCCTATTACTCCTAATGTACTACCATCAAATGTTAGATTAGATTCACCATTAATAGTAGCTGTACCTGTAGCTGTTAATACACGATCATCTATGTTATTAGTTATAGTAGTTGTACCACTTGTTCCACTTGAGCCAGATGAACCACTAGTTCCTGATGAGCCGCTTGTTCCGCTTGAACCTGAGCTTCCTGAAGTACCACTTGAACCACTAGTTCCTGAAGAACCTGATGTTCCATTAACTCCACTTATACCTGAAGTACCTGAGCTACCACTTGAGCCGCTTGTACCGGATGAGCCTGATGTTCCGCTTGATCCAGAAGTTCCAGAAGAACCAGATGAACCTGACGTTCCTGATGAACCACTTGAACCACTTGTACCTGATGAACCAGATGAACCTGAAGTTCCACTTGATCCTGAAGTTCCAGATGAGCCTGAAGTTCCAGATGAACCTGAGCTACCTGAAGTTCCTGAAGAGCCTGAGCTACCACTAGTTCCTGAAGAGCCACTGGTTCCACTTGATCCTGAACTACCTGAAGTACCCGATGAGCCTGATGAGCCTGAAGTACCACTTGAACCAGAAGTACCTGATGAACCTGAAGTTCCAGATGAGCCGGAGGTTCCGCTTGAACCTGATGAACCGCTTGTTCCAGAGGAACCACTTGAACCTGATGTGCCGCTAGAACCTGAAGAACCGCTTGTTCCTGATGAACCACTTGAACCACTAGTTCCACTAGATCCAGAAGAACCTGAGGTACCACTTGAACCAGAGGAACCACTAGTTCCGCTTGAGCCTGAGCTACCTGAAGTACCACTTGAACCTGAAGAACCTGATGTTCCTGAACTACCGCTAGTTCCTGATGAACCTGAAGTACCAGATGAGCCACTAGTTCCTGATGAACCTGATGAACCACTTGTACCTGAAGAACCTGATGAACCAGATGTACCTGAACTTCCACTAGTTCCTGATGAACCGCTTGTTCCATTTACACCTGATATACCTGAAGTACCTGAGCTACCACTTGAGCCGCTTGTACCTGATGAGCCTGATGAGCCTGAAGTTCCACTTGAACCACTTGTTCCAGATGAACCTGAGGTTCCTGATGAACCTGAGCTACCTGAGGTACCACTTGAACCAGATGAACCACTAGTTCCTGAAGAACCTGAAGTACCTGATGAGCCTGAAGTTCCAGATGAACCTGAGCTACCTGATGAACCTGAAGTACCTGATGAACCACTTGAACCAGATGTTCCTGAACTTCCAGAAGTACCTGAAGAACCGGATGAGCCACTTGTCCCACTTGAACCTGAAGATCCACTTGTTCCTGATGAACCACTAGTTCCACTTGAGCCACTAGTTCCAGATGAACCTGAAGAACCACTTGAACCTGAGCTACCTGAAGTGCCACTTGATCCAGATGAACCAGATGTTCCTGAACTTCCACTTGAACCTGAGGTTCCTGATGAGCCAGAAGTACCACTAGAACCTGAGGTTCCAGATGAACCTGATGAACCTGAAGTGCCACTTGATCCAGATGAACCTGATGTTCCTGATGAGCCTGAAGTACCACTAGAACCTGAAGTTCCGTTAACTCCACTTATACCTGAAGTACCACTGCTACCTGATGAGCCGCTTGTACCTGATGAACCTGATGAACCACTTGTTCCACTTGAACCAGAGGTACCAGATGAACCACTTGATCCACTAGTTCCTGATGAACCTGATGAACCAGAAGTTCCTGATGAACCTGATGAACCAGAAGTTCCTGATGAACCTGAAGTACCTGAACTTCCACTAGTTCCTGAAGAACCGCTTGAACCTGAAGTACCAGATGAACCACTACTACCTGAAGTTCCAGATGAGCCTGATGTACCTGATGATCCTGAAGTACCTGATGAACCTGAAGAACCACTAGTACCACTACTTCCACTAGAACCTGATGTTCCAGAAGAGCCTGATGTACCTGAAGAACCTGAAGTACCTGATGAACCTGAAGAACCACTAGTACCACTACTTCCACTAGAACCTGATGTTCCAGAAGAGCCTGATGTACCTGAAGAACCTGAAGTACCTGAGCTTCCACTAGTTCCTGATGAACCACTTGAACCTGAAGTACCAGATGAGCCTGATGAGCCAGATGTTCCTGAACTTCCGCTAGTTCCTGAAGAACCTGAAGTACCATTTACACCTGATATACCTGAGGTACCTGAGCTACCTGATGAGCCACTTGTACCTGATGAGCCACTAGAACCTGATGTTCCAGAGCTTCCACTTGTTCCTGATGAGCCGCTTGTTCCTGATGAACCTGATGTTCCACTTGAGCCAGATGAACCACTAGTTCCTGATGAGCCGCTTGTTCCGCTTGAACCTGAGCTTCCTGAAGTACCACTTGAACCACTTGAGCCACTTGAGCCTGATGTACCTGATGAACCGCTTGATCCAGAAGTTCCTGATGAGCCACTTGAACCTGAAGTGCCACTAGAACCACTTGTTCCTGAAGAACCTGAAGTTCCACTAGAACCACTAGTTCCACTTGAACCTGAAGAACCACTAGTTCCTGATGAGCCGCTTGAGCCAGATGTTCCTGAACTTCCTGATATTCCTGATGAACCAGATGAGCCAGAAGTTCCTGATGAACCTGATGAACCACTAGTTCCGCTTGAACCTGAAGTACCAGAACTACCACTAGTACCTGAACTACCAGAACTACCAGATGTTCCTGATGAGCCTGAGCTTCCACTAGTACCGCTTGAGCCACTAGTTCCTGAGGAACCAGAAGAACCTGATGTTCCAGATGAACCGCTTGAACCACTTGTCCCGCTAGAACCACTTGATCCACTAGTTCCTGATGAACCACTTGAACCTGAAGTGCCTGATGAACCGCTAGTTCCTGAGGAACCAGAAGTACCATTAACACCACTTATACCTGAAGTACCTGAAGATCCTGAAGATCCTGAAGTACCTGATGAACCTGATGAACCACTAGTTCCGCTTGAACCAGATGAACCTGAAGTACCACTTGAGCCAGATGATCCTGAAGTACCTGAACTACCTGAAGTACCGCTTGAACCGCTTGTTCCTGATGAACCGCTTGAACCACTAGTACCTGATGAACCAGATGAACCTGAAGTGCCTGATGAACCTGAAGTACCACTTGAACCACTTGTTCCACTAGATCCAGATGAACCTGAAGTGCCTGATGAACCGCTTGAACCACTAGTTCCGCTTGAACCTGAGCTGCCTGATGTTCCACTTGAACCTGAACTACCACTTGTTCCAGATGAACCTGAAGTTCCTGATGAACCGCTTGTTCCTGATGAACCACTAGAACCTGAAGTTCCTGATGAACCGCTTGTTCCATTTACACCTGATATGCCTGATGTACCTGAGCTACCTGAGCTGCCTGATGTACCTGATGAACCACTTGAACCTGATGTTCCTGATGAACCACTAGTTCCTGAAGAGCCAGAAGTTCCTGAAGAACCAGATGATCCTGATGAACCAGATGAACCACTAGTTCCACTTGAACCTGAAGTACCAGATGAACCGCTTGTACCTGAAGAACCAGAACTTCCTGAAGTACCTGAACTTCCGCTTGTTCCACTTGAACCTGAACTGCCTGATGATCCTGAAGTTCCTGATGAACCTGAGCTGCCTGAGGTTCCACTTGATCCACTTGTACCTGAAGAACCTGAGCTACCTGATGTTCCGCTTGAACCACTTGTCCCAGAAGAACCACTTGAACCACTTGTTCCTGATGAACCACTTGAACCTGATGTTCCACTTGATCCAGATGAACCGCTAGTTCCATTAACACCACTTATACCTGATGTACCTGAAGAACCAGATGAGCCTGAGGTACCTGAACTACCGCTTGAACCACTTGTTCCGCTTGAGCCGCTAGAACCACTAGAACCAGAAGTACCTGATGAACCTGAACTTCCACTAGTTCCTGATGAGCCACTTGTACCTGAAGATCCTGATGAACCTGAAGTTCCACTTGATCCAGATGAGCCAGATGAACCTGAAGTACCTGAAGATCCTGAACTTCCGCTTGTTCCACTTGAACCTGAACTGCCTGATGATCCTGAAGTTCCTGATGAACCTGAGCTGCCTGAGGTTCCACTTGATCCACTTGTACCTGAAGAACCTGAAGAACCTGATGTACCACTTGAACCAGATGAACCAGATGAACCACTAGTTCCTGAAGAACCACTTGAACCGCTAGTACCACTAGATCCTGATGAACCAGAAGTTCCAGATGAGCCAGAAGAACCAGAGGTGCCTGAAGAACCAGATGAACCACTTGTACCTGAGGACCCTGATGAACCTGAAGTTCCTGATGAACCTGATGAACCAGAAGTTCCGTTTACACCGCTTATACCTGAAGTACCACTGCTACCTGATGAGCCAGAAGTTCCAGATGAGCCTGATGAGCCAGAAGTTCCTGAGCTGCCAGAACTACCTGATGTACCTGATGAACCACTTGAACCACTAGTGCCTGAAGAACCTGAAGTACCAGATGAGCCTGATGAGCCACTAGTACCTGATGAGCCAGATGAGCCAGATGAACCACTAGTTCCTGAAGAACCTGAACTACCAGATGTTCCTGAAGAACCTGATGTTCCTGATGAGCCGGATGAACCACTTGTACCTGAGGACCCTGATGAACCTGATGAACCGCTTGTACCTGAACTACCACTTGAACCGCTTGTGCCACTTGAACCTGATGAACCGCTTGTACCTGAAGATCCTGATGAACCTGAAGAACCGCTTGAACCACTTGTTCCATTAACACCGCTTATACCTGAAGTACCACTGCTTCCTGATGAACCAGAAGTACCTGATGAACCTGATGAACCAGAAGTTCCGCTTGAACCAGATGAACCAGATGAACCACTAGTACCTGATGAACCTGAAGAACCACTTGTTCCGGATGAACCTGAACTACCTGATGTTCCTGATGAACCTGATGAGCCGCTAGTTCCTGATGAACCTGAACTACCACTGGTTCCTGATGAACCACTTGAACCTGAAGTTCCACTTGAACCGCTTGTTCCAGATGAACCACTAGTACCACTTGAACCAGAAGAACCACTAGTTCCAGATGAGCCAGATGAACCTGAAGTTCCGCTTGAACCAGAAGAACCTGATGTACCTGAACTTCCTGATGTTCCACTTGAACCAGAAGAACCGCTTGTTCCAGAACTTCCAGATGAACCACTTGTTCCGCTTGAACCACTTGTTCCACTTGAACCTGATGTACCTGAAGAACCTGAGCTACCACTAGTTCCAGATGAACCTGAAGAACCTGAAGTTCCGCTTGAACCTGAAGTACCAGATGAACCTGATGTTCCTGAGCTACCTGATGTTCCATTAACACCGCTTATACCTGATGTGCCGGATGAGCCTGAGCTTCCGGATGTACCTGATGAGCCACTAGAACCGCTAGTTCCTGATGAACCACTTGATCCTGAGGTACCGCTTGATCCTGATGAACCACTTGTTCCTGATGAACCTGAAGTACCAGATGAGCCAGAACTACCTGATGAGCCAGATGTACCTGATGAACCTGATGAGCCAGATGTTCCAGATGAACCGCTAGTTCCTGAAGAACCAGACGTGCCTGAAGAACCACTTGTTCCGGATGAACCTGAACTACCTGATGTTCCTGATGAACCTGATGAGCCGCTAGTTCCTGATGAACCTGAACTACCGCTTGTTCCACTAGATCCTGATGAACCACTAGTTCCACTAGAACCACTTGAGCCACTTGTTCCTGATGAACCTGAAGATCCGCTAGTTCCATTTACACCTGATATACCTGAAGTTCCTGATGAGCCACTTGAACCTGAAGTGCCTGAACTCCCTGAACTACCAGATGTGCCAGATGAACCACTTGAACCTGAACTACCACTAGTTCCTGATGAACCTGAAGAACCACTTGTTCCTGATGAGCCACTTGAACCAGAAGTACCTGATGAACCTGATGATCCTGAAGTACCAGATGAACCAGATGAGCCTGATGAGCCAGAAGTTCCTGAAGAACCTGATGAACCACTAGTGCCAGATGAACCACTAGTTCCTGAACTACCTGATGAACCTGAAGTACCAGATGAGCCAGAACTACCTGATGAGCCACTAGTTCCTGATGAACCTGAAGAGCCACTTGTTCCTGAAGAGCCAGATGAACCACTTGTTCCACTTGAACCACTTGAACCTGAAGTTCCGTTTACACCGCTTATACCTGAAGTGCCTGAGCTACCTGATGAACCACTTGAGCCAGATGTTCCTGATGAACCTGAAGAACCACTTGTTCCTGATGAACCAGAAGAACCACTTGTTCCTGATGAACCTGAACTACCTGAGCTGCCTGAACTACCTGATGAACCGCTAGTTCCACTTGAACCTGAACTACCTGAAGTGCCGCTTGATCCACTTGACCCTGAAGTACCACTGCTTCCTGAAGAGCCACTTGTTCCTGATGAACCACTTGAACCTGAGCTGCCTGAAGTGCCAGATGAACCTGATGTTCCTGAAGAACCAGAAGTACCTGAAGAACCAGAAGAACCACTTGTTCCACTTGAACCACTTGAACCTGAACTACCGCTTGTGCCTGATGAACCAGAACTACCACTAGTTCCGTTTACACCACTTATACCTGAAGTACCACTGCTTCCTGATGAACCACTAGTACCTGATGAGCCACTTGATCCTGAAGTACCTGAGCTTCCACTTGTTCCTGACGAGCCTGAAGTTCCTGATGAACCGCTTGAACCTGAACTTCCTGATGAGCCTGAGCTTCCACTTGTTCCTGACGAGCCACTTGTACCACTACTTCCGCTTGTACCAGAAGAACCAGATGAACCTGAAGTTCCGCTTGAACCACTTGATCCTGAAGTACCGCTAGAACCGCTTGTTCCGCTTGAACCAGATGAACCAGATGAACCAGATGAACCAGATGTACCTGAACTTCCTGAAGTTCCTGATGAACCTGAACTACCGCTAGTTCCTGATGAACCACTTGAGCCAGAAGTTCCTGATGAGCCACTAGTTCCTGATGAACCAGAGGTACCATTTATACCACTTATACCTGAAGTGCCACTTGAACCTGAAGAACCACTAGTTCCACTTGAACCCGATGAGCCTGAAGTGCCTGATGAACCAGAAGAACCACTAGTACCTGAGCTACCTGATGTACCACTTGAACCAGATGAACCTGAAGATCCACTTGAACCTGAGGAACCAGATGAACCTGAAGTACCTGATGAACCGGAACTACCTGATGTTCCTGAAGAACCACTAGTTCCACTAGAACCGCTAGTACCTGATGAACCTGATGAACCGCTAGTTCCTGATGAACCACTTGAACCTGAACTTCCTGAAGTACCTGATGAACCAGATGTACCTGAACTTCCGCTTGAACCGCTTGTTCCAGATGAACCTGATGAACCTGATGTTCCTGAACTACCGCTAGTTCCTGATGAACCACTAGTACCATTTATACCTGAAATTCCACTAGTTCCTGACGAGCCTGATGAACCACTAGTTCCTGATGAACCTGAACTACCGCTAGTTCCTGATGAACCAGAAGATCCACTTGTTCCTGAAGAACCAGATGTCCCACTAGATCCACTAGTTCCTGATGAACCTGAAGAGCCTGAAGTACCTGATGAACCACTAGTTCCTGAAGAACCAGAGCTTCCTGAAGTACCACTAGAACCTGATGAACCGCTAGTTCCTGAAGAACCGCTTGTTCCGCTTGAGCCAGATGTACCGTTTACACCTGATATACCTGAAGTACCTGAGCTGCCACTTGAGCCGCTTGTACCTGATGAACCTGATGAGCCGCTAGTTCCTGAGGAACCACTTGTTCCACTTGAGCCACTAGTTCCTGAACTACCTGATGAACCTGAAGTTCCACTAGAACCTGATGAACCTGAAGTGCCAGATGAACCTGATGAACCACTAGTTCCGCTTGAGCCAGATGTTCCAGAAGAACCAGATGTTCCTGATGAACCGGAAGAACCTGATGTTCCACTTGATCCTGATGAGCCGCTAGTTCCGTTTACTCCACTTATACCTGATGTACCACTGCTGCCTGATGAGCCTGAGGTACCTGATGAACCTGAAGTACCTGATGAACCACTTGTCCCAGAAGAACCACTTGAGCCACTTGTTCCGCTTGAACCACTTGAACCTGAAGTTCCTGAAGAACCACTTGTTCCTGATGAACCTGAAGTTCCTGAACTTCCAGATGAACCTGAGGTGCCACTTGATCCAGAAGTACCGTCAACACCTGATGTTCCTGATGAACCTGAGCTGCCTGAAGTACCACTTGAACCTGAGGTTCCTGAAGAACCGCTAGTACCATTTACACCACTTATACCTGAAGTACCTGAGCTGCCTGATGAGCCACTTGTACCTGATGAGCCTGATGAGCCACTAGTTCCTGAAGAACCACTTGAACCACTTGAACCACTTGTTCCTGATGAACCTGAACTACCTGAAGTTCCAGATGAACCTGAGGTGCCACTTGATCCAGATGAACCAGAAGTACCACTAGAACCACTAGTTCCTGAACTGCCTGATGAGCCTGAGGTTCCTGAAGAACCTGAAGTGCCGCTAGAACCTGAAGTTCCATTAACACCACTTATACCTGAAGTACCTGAGCTGCCACTTGAGCCACTTGTACCTGATGAACCTGATGAGCCTGAAGTGCCTGAAGAACCAGAGCTACCTGAAGTGCCTGATGAACCGCTAGTTCCACTAGAACCAGAACTACCTGAAGTACCGGATGAACCTGAAGTACCTGAACTACCACTAGTACCAGATGAACCGCTTGTTCCACTAGAACCAGATGAACCAGAGGTACCTGAAGAACCAGAGCTACCTGATGAACCTGAAGTACCTGAACTACCTGATGAGCCAGAGGTACCTGATGAACCAGAGGTACCTGAACTACCTGATGAGCCAGAAGTACCTGAACTACCTGATGAGCCGCTTGTTCCTGATGAACCTGATGAACCAGATGTACCTGAACTTCCAGATGAGCCTGAAGTGCCTGATGAGCCTGAAGTGCCTGATGAGCCTGAAGTACCTGAACTACCTGATGAGCCAGAAGTACCTGAACTTCCAGATGAACCTGAAGTTCCGCTTGAACCTGATGAACCAGAAGTACCAGATGAGCCACTAGTTCCAGAAGAACCTGAACTACCTGATGTACCACTAGATCCTGATGAGCCGCTTGTTCCATCTATACCTGAAGTTCCTGAAGAGCCAGAAGAACCGCTTGTTCCGCTAGAACCTGAACTGCCACTAGTACCACTAGATCCTGATGACCCAGAAGTACCAGATGAACCTGAAGAACCGCTTGTTCCACTAGAACCAGAACTTCCTGAAGTGCCAGATGAACCTGAGCTACCGCTTGTTCCTGAAGTTCCAGCTATATTAGCAGCTAATGTTGTTACTATGTTTGAGAGAGTATTATCTCTCATTTCAATATCAAACGCAGTATTATTACCTGTTGTGTTTGCGTAAACACTAACTCTAATTCTTGAGTTAACTGATGCTAAAACATATGAAGGAACATATAAAGAATAAATATAATTGTTTTGGGTATTAGTAATAGGAGTACCCGAACCAGCATTTCCTGATGCAATATTAGCAATAAGAGTTGTTCCATTAGATTGCATTTCATCAATAACAATCCAATAAACAAGAGTACCTGTTCCAGCTGTTCTTTGTGCAAATAAATTATTTACCCATAACCCAGGAACTATTACTGTTGTAGCTAAAGATGCTGATGGAGTAACATATTGAACTATTTCAGTGTCTCCATCCGCAGGATCAAAACTTGTTGTTGAAATAGTTGTTTGTGATCCTGTATTAGGGAATAAAATTAAATCATCGGTAATTAAAGATGTTATAGGAACTGTTTGTGATGCTGTTGGTCCGTCATAATAATAAACTAATCCACTTGATATACCACTAACTCCTGATGTTCCACTAGACCCTGAAGAACCTGAGGTTCCTGATGAGCCTGAACTACCACTAGTTCCACTTGAGCCTGATGAGCCAGATGAGCCTGAGCTTCCTGAGGTTCCACTAGATCCAGATGAACCAGAAGTTCCACTTGAACCACTAGAACCTGATGAACCTGATGAACCTGAAGAGCCACTAGTACCTGATGAACCTGAAGAACCTGAGGTTCCAGATGAACCTGAAGTGCCACTTGAGCCTGATGTACCTGAGGAACCAGAAGTGCCAGATGAACCTGATGTTCCTGAAGAACCAGAAGTACCTGAAGAGCCAGATGAACCACTTGTTCCACTTGAACCACTTGAACCTGAACTACCTGAAGTGCCAGATGAACCTGATGAGCCGCTAGTACCACTTGAACCAGATGAGCCTGATGAACCTGATGTACCACTAGAACCACTTGAGCCAGATGTTCCACTAGAACCTGATGTTCCTGAAGAACCACTTGTTCCACTAGAACCAGAACTTCCTGAAGTGCCGGATGAACCTGAGCTACCGCTTGTTCCTGAAGAGCCGCTTGAACCTGAAGTACCATCTGATGGCATATCAGAATATTCTAATACTCCTGAGGCAGGAACATATGTTACAACATATGAAGGACTAGCTTCATATGGTAATGTTTGAATTATAATAGGTTCTGCTGAACCTGAAATTACTAATGAACCTGTAATTACTGCTGATCCTGAGAATGGAAATCCAACTCCTGAACCTGATATATAAACTGTTACTCCTTCAGTCCCAGATATTACTTCTGTGAAAGCTTCAGCTGAGCCGGTAAAATTGATAAAAGGAGCACTAGCTTTTATTAAGGAGCCAGTATAATATATATCAATAGCACCAGTACCGCCGGAGCCAGCTGTATTGTAAACACCAACGGGTACCTGATCAAGATATCTAACTTTAGCCATTTATTTATAATAAATATTAGCCTTACCCGATGGATGTAGATCTGTTTTGAGTTTCTTTTTCCCCAACAGTAGGTGTGACTAAACGTCCATCTTGTTCTACTCCAAGGAATATTCCTTCATTATTTGTCGCTTCAACTGAAAATATAATTTTAGAAGCTTCGTATGATTTCTTTTGCGCGTTCATGTCTTTTTGTATAACGTCTGGTATAATATAGCCATTTAGGCTTAAATCGAAAGTACTACGTACTACTCTTTCATTACTATCTGATAATTCTGTTTGGAAACCAAAAGAATCTATCATAGCTTTAAATTTAAAGCGTTCTGGGTCACCCCAATATGAGTCTGAAGCGTATTCAATGGCTTCAACTATTTTATTTTGTTGTTCTACATAATATGTAAACACAGCAAATTGATAGCTTACTGTTACATAATCAGGAACTACAACTGAATAATAAACTTTGTTAGGTGTTCTATTATTTAAAACATTAAAGTTATCATAAGCATTTTTTGAATTGTAACCTTTAGTAAACACACCATAATTATAAGGTAAGTTAGCATCTAATTTATTAGCTATACTTCTATTTTTATTAATTCCTGTACGTTTAAACATGATTAATGGAGCCATAATTTCTCCATTTAAGTCTCTATAATAACCGTCTTTTTGAAATGATTTCCATTTCTCAGGGGCACCATAAATCACAGGAACAGGAATTCTAACACCGTTTTGTATAACAAAAGGTTTAATAACTTCTCTAAGATAATAGAATACAGCTTCATCTATGTCTTGAATACTAACAGAAAATGGTTTTGTTGTATCTCCTTTAAATGAAATCTGTTGTGATCTATTAACTTCATTATCCAAATTAGGATTGGCTAAATTAGGATTTCCATTTTCCTTATCATAAGGAGTTATAAGAGAATTACTTATTTCTCTTTGGGTCTTTGGTATTGGTTTTCTTCCTTTTACAGCCATTATAAACGTTGTTTAACAATGTTCAAGCGATCAGCTGGTACGTAGTGCGCTGAACATATTGATGATACATTATAACCAAAAGAACCTAAGTCAGTTTCTAATGGGTTTGTTCCTGTTGAGTCATTATAAGGATAAGCTGGGTTTTTACCTACAAAGAACTGTGTAGAGTTTATACTATCTATTTCCCAATATCCTTCATAATACATAACCACATCTCCAACATCAGGGAATATACTTAAATCAGTTAAGTCATCAACTAAAAATCTAAAGATTAAAGCATAATCAAACTGAACACCAAATTCATCTACTGGATTTGATTGGGGGGATCTTTCAACTAAAGCATATAGTAAAACAGGATCTTGGAAATATCTTCCTTCACTTGCCTCACCATACATATTAACATTGGTTTTAGTTAAGTTATATTTATAGAATACTACTTGTTCAGAGATAATGTTTTGCATTAACTCACGGTTAATGTGTCTGAACATGCTTATATCTCTACTTTCACCAAATAATGCCATATTATCCTATAAAAATTGTCATTGGAACCTGATTAATTTCATTAACGCGAGCTGCTGATTCTGCTGCCCTTCTTTCAAGTAATGCTTGACGAGAAGTTGAATCAAAGTAATCTCTTAATCTAGTGATTAAAGCTTCTTTTTCAGAAGTTGCCGCAGCTATTAAATCACTTTGGTTTAATGTTACTTCAGCTCCAGGAATAGGTATAGTTCCATATTTACCTCTAACATACCCTAACATTTCTTTAGCTAAGGCTAATGTATATTCAAAAATCCAACTTCTACCTACAGAATTTATTTGTTCATATGTTGGATTCCCATAAGGAACATTTGATACATTATTTACTTTAGATGTAGGTGTTATAGAAGCATCATATTTTTCATCTATAATAGAATATTGAAACCACAAATTAGTTCCTTCATCTCCTGTACCTGGTATAGGGAATATTCTTAATTTATTATTAATTAATTGGAATGTGTAGTTAGATAATCTAACTTGATTTGACATTTCAATAGCCTGAATGTTTTGTAAATCATAACTTAAAGGCATTAATAAGAAGTTAGTTGAAGGACCATATCCGGCAATACCTACTAAACCTACAGCGCTAGCAGCACCCGGTAATATACCGGCCCACGGACTATATAGTTCAGAAACAGCAGGTACATCTTCATACCATATTTTTTTAATTTCTAAACCGCCTGAAATATTATTATCAGTGGCCCAAGCTCCTAAATCATAATCTTGAATACTTCCTGTTAATGTAACTGAACCGCTATACCAATTGTAATTTCCTCCGGTACCTGCTTCGGAGGCATATTGTTGGGACATGCGTATAACACCTTCTAAATTAGGTGTAATAAGGGATTTATTTAAATTGGACCCAGTTGATGCTCCTTCTAAAGATAAATAATTATCTCTAACATTAAAAGCATATAGTTCATTACCGTATACTGTGACAGCTTGTTCAAAAGCAGTATAAAAATTAACATCTTGTAATTCTACGTTTTCAATAGGGTAACCTAAACGCAAACCACAAAATTTTGCTACTTTATCAGCGTCTGTTTGAAAATCAGGGTCATTATCATAAAACCCAAAAGGTGTTTCTCCTGGGAAAAATGAAGATGAGCCGGGCCAAATAGGAATGTTTGCCATGATTATAAATATTAAAAAAGAGGGCTCCAATTTGGAGCCCACACATATTTATTTATTTTTTAAAATTAATCTCTAACCATTAAATATTTTGAGTTACCTGCTGAACCAGATAACCATAATTGACCTGAAGTAGCTGGTTCTGAAGTTGGTAAAGAATCTACAGAAATAAATACTCCACTTCCTGAGATATAAACTGAACCGCTTATTGTGAGGGTATTAGTATAAGCAGCTATTAAATTTTTTCTATTACTTACATTACTACCATCACCTACAATCCATAAAGCATTAGAATCAGCTATATTAAACACACCTTCAACATGTTGATTATTGCCACTAGCTATAGTACCCCATCCTTCAGCATGTGAATATAGACCTGTTGCTTGAGTAAATCTACCTTCAGCGTGTGAATATTCAGCGGAAGCTGTAGTTCCATATCCTTCAGCGTGAGCATATCTATCTAATGTTGTTGTTTCTCTACCTTCAGTATGAGACCAATTACCATCAGCAATAGTAAAATAACCTTCGGCGTGTGAATAATTACCATTAGCTTCACTTAACAAACCTTGAGCAAAAGCAAATTGACCTCCAACGGTGTTATCACTACCAGCATTTACTTTTCCTATTACAGTTAATGAGCCTGAGATTTCAGCTGAACCTGTATATGGAAAAGCATCTCCACCAGCGTTTAAGGCATGAGATGCTGTAATAGCATAAGAAGATGAAACTAATCCAGTTAAACCTGCTCCATTACCTGTAAATGATCCTGTAAAGGATCCTGTAGTTCCTCCAGAAACATATAATGAGCCTGATAATGTTGTTGAACCAGTAACATTAAATGATCCTGACATTGAGGTTACACCTATTTGGAATTTTGCTGGTGTGTAACTTGTAGTTGAAGAGGATAAGAATATTCTAAGTTGAGGAACATTAGCGTTACTTTCATACGCCACAATATTACCCGCTCCTCCTTGGTAATTAATAGTTATATTTTGATTTCTATCTGTAGCTGAGGATCCTCTAAAAATTCGAAGACCTTCTTGTAATATTCCTAATTCTGATTCACCTGTTCCTTTACCATCTATCTCAATTAAGCCACTAACCATTTTAGCTGAGCTACCTGTTATTGTAAGAGATCCGGAAAATACTTGATCTCCAATAAAAGTATTAGAACCTGTAGTCGCTAATGAACCTGTATCTGTTGTTGTTCCTGTTAAATTAGATCCATCACCATAAAATGAACCTGTAAAAAAGGAACTAGTAACTGATCCTGTGATATTTAAAGATCCTGTGATGTTGAAACTACCTGAGTTATCTGGGGCTAATGAACCTGAAGGTCCTGTTGGGCCTTGTAAACCTACTGAGTATACTTTAACTATATTTGCTGCCATTTTATTTTAATATGAGGGTCTAGTTACATCGTTTGATAATTTAACATTTCCTTCTAACAATCTTAAAACATATGTACAATCACCACTACCTGAATAGATGGTTAAATCGTACACTCCTTGAGTAAAGTCAAAAGCTGAAGATGAAGCTGCAGAAATGTAAATTCCAATTGATCCAGAGGAAGGATCTTTATCTCCTGATGAGCCACTAAAATTTAATCCTGTACCACAAGCATCTAAACTACTAGAAAGAGTAAAATAAACAGTATCAGAGGTGTTACTTGGACGAGCTTGCATTCTACCATTATATCCATTAAGATTAATAGCATTTCCTTCAGGATCAGTATACTGAAGTTCTAATTCAAATGTTGCCCCTTGTTCAATTACAAAAGAATATTTACCTGCTGACATTGTATTTATTTATAAATATTATCTCTTTGAAGTTCCATTAGTTCCTGAGGTTCCTAAATTAAGACCTCGTTCTGCTGCCTCTTCATAAATATTTATTAAATCTTCTACAATCGGGTCTCTATGATTTTGTTTTAAAGTAATAGCAGCCATATTTTTAACTTTACGAGCTGCTGTGTATAAAAATCTAAAGCCAGAATCACGTTTTGCTTTTAAGTCTACCTGATGGTCATCTCCACAAACAATCATTTTGCTTCGTAAACCAATACGAGTAGCAATCATTTCCATCTGTTCGTGAGTTACGTTTTGTGCTTCATCTACAATAATGCAAGAATCTAAAAATGTTCTACCTCTCATAAAGGCTAAAGGTACAATTTCAATTTTTCCGTCTTCAATAAGTTTTTCTACTTTTTCTTTATCATAAAGAGCATACATGTTTTGGTAGATAGGTTGTATCCAAGGATCCATTTTTTCTCTTAAGTCTCCTGGTAGAAATCCTATTTCTTCTTTAGACACTGTTGGTCTAGTTATAATAATTTTTTCGTAATGTCTTCTTATAAGACCATCTAAAGCTACTTGAACTGCTAATAATGTTTTACCTGAACCAGCTGAACCTGCTAGTAAGGTTAAAGTATTATTTAGTATTTCTTCTTTAGCTAATTTTTGCTCTTCGTTAAGTTGTATTTTGAATTTAATAGGATTTTTTATCACTCGTTGTTGTCTATGCACCTCGTCGGTGTGTGGTTTTGATGGCATTGTTGTTAATATTGATTTTTACTAATTTATCAAGTCCAGCATTAACATGCATAGCATTGTCTAACACTGTCTCGAATTCAAACCTCCCATCTAGTGGTAATACTAGATCTACTTGAGAGCCCCATCTAATTAGGCTAAATCTTTCATTCTGAGCACAAAGATCTAATTGCTTCTTAAATGGAGCAATTACGTTTACGTCTTCATCGGCTATTTGTATTAAATAATATATGTAGTTTAAAGAAGGAACATATATTTGGTTAAACATACGTTCATTGTACTTTAAATACTCCATGTTGTTCGGGTTAACTACCTGATTTAAAATGTCCTTCTCAACCGCCAACATGGGTAAGTTTGTAGATTCAATAGGCTCTAAATGTTCATAGGTTAATATTCCTCCATAAGGAATTCTATTAATATGAACATCATAGAATGACATAAAAATACCAATCACTAAGGATGGTTTATCATATTCATCATCTCCCATTACGTCTTTTAAGGTATAATTCATACCTTTAATTTCTACAACTGCTTCATCTGGTTGGACAACTTTTTGGTACAAGATGGTTCCATCAGCTGGACTATAGAAATGTTCATGGTCAATGTAATTTGGACGGATAGGATCTCTAAAGAAAAATGTGTTACTTAGCTCACCTACAGGCAGTTTAGAGAGTTCTTTAACCTCACCGTTTAACCAATCTTCTAATGTTTGTGCCATTATAATAACGTTTTATTATGGTCAACTCTATTCAAATGCATTACCATACATGATAACATAGCACCTGATTTCATATATTCTGAAAGGTTGAAAATTACTGGTTCCATACCTTCATCAGAACAAATTTTTTCTAATGATTCAATTTTATGTTTTTCAGCCTCATAATATTCATGAGACTTTTTAAGTTCAGCAATGTTTGACGCGCATAAAATCATGTTTCCTAAGCGTACAGAGTTTGTCATTCCGCCCAAGGCATCATCAATATTTACGTCTATAATTTCAGTATACTGTTCTATTTGCGCTACCTCTTGAGGATCGAACAGTTCAGTACAAATCAAAGTTTTGTCTTGATTTAATGGAAAGATTGAACAATCTAAATGATATAAATACTCATCAGTCATTGCTACTTTGATAATTTCCATATCAAAGTTTTTTTCCATCCACTCATAAGTCTTAATATTGGAACGAATACCATAACCCCCAATATATACATTGTCATATAAATACTTGATATCAGCTTCACCTTCCCATTTAAAAGGAGAGATATGAGTTTTGTAACCCATTTGGTTAAAGAATTTTTCACCAACAAGCTCTTCTCCCTTACGAGGGTCTGAAGTAAAGTTAGATAATAAAATATGATTTTCATCCTTAATATGAGGTAATTGTAGTCCTAAATTAGCTACATATACTTGGTCTTGATAATTTCCTTCAGCAGGTAATAAATGAACAAGTGATTGACCAGCCATAAAGTTATACAAGTCCATAAATTGCTTGTATGCTTTAGGTCTATTAATTGTTAATTCTTCATCTGTTAGCTCTTGCATCCAGATGTTATTAGGATCCGCTGTTGAAAGCGAAAACGGAAAATTCATTACATAACTTTGCAGAGGTAACTGGCTTGGAGTTTCTTTCATAGGACTATTACTTATAACTTGTATTTACTATAAATATGTAATAAGTACCTAGAAACAAAGAAGGCCTAGGAAAACCTAGGCCTTTCTTTATAGACTCTAATCTAATTATTAGATAGTGTTTAATCCGTGAACATACACCTTAGCGTAGAATTCAGGACGTAACATCTTCTTAGCGTAACGAGTCAATAAACCTTTACGTGGAGTGAAGGTATCAGGATCGTACACTAATGGAGTCATGATCAATGGAATGTATGGAGCAAATACAGCACCAGTTTCCAAGAATTGTGAACCTTTGTAGCCCATCAAGATCAAGTTTTCAGTCATGTATGGGTTCTTATAAACAGTGTATCTGTTATTCAAGGCACCAACTTTCTGTACACCGAAAGCATACTCCATTTGAGCAGCATCACCGTTTGAGTTAGCAGCAAATCCTGGGATTGATTCCAAGATAGTAGCTACAGTTGGAGAAGTAACTAAGAAGTTAGCTCCGCCTCTCAAAGTCAACTGGTGAATCTTGTTAGACAATTTCTGTAACTTAGTTCCTAAAGTAGCAAACCACTGACCTTGAGTGTTGTAGAAACCTGAAGATAAAGTAGTTGGCAATGAACCAGAAATTACAGTGTTGTTTACAGCTGACCAGTACTCAGTTCCAGCAGCAGCATCTTCGATCAACATATCTAAGATTTCCAAATCAATTTCCATTGAAATGTACTCACTCATGATGTTAGTCAATTCAGCTTCAGCATCGATGTTCTGGTAAGCAGCTAAGTCTTGAGCAAACTCAGGAGTCCATACAGCCTTCAACTTCTTAGTTTTAGCAGTGATAGCTTGTGACTGCATCTTAACGTTAATCTGTGGGATAGAGATAGTAGTTGCAGAAGCAGCGTTTGGAACAGCGTATGAGCTTGAATCTTCAAAATCACCTCTGTAACGATCTTCAGTTTTCTTGTTGTAGAAGATTGTCATAGCACCAACACCGGATGGTGG